GAGACCCACATCAGATCGTCACCCCGGTTTCGGCTACGTATTCCACATCCATGCTATTTGTCATGCCGACCCGGGTTTCGCGGATGTTGAAGATGCGGCCGCCCCACCGAATGCGGTGCGCCGAGGTGACGTTCGCCGCCCGATGCGCCGCGGCGTGCACCGCAAACAGATAGACTTGAATGGTGCGCAGCGCGCCCTCGCGCTCGGTTTCGGACGCGCGCACGGGCGTGACTTCCGCCCGCATGCGCGCGATCTCCGTCCACAGCGGTTCGATTTCGTCGCCGTCGGCCTGCGCCTGCTCGGCGTCGATGATGATAACCTCGCGCTTCGGGCCAGCCGCCATCGTCAGGCGACCGCGACGCCCGAGTTCATGATCTGCATCTGGATCTCGGTGGCCGAGACGCCGACGCCGATGATGGACACAGTATGCCCGCTTGACAAATCCGCTGACGGCGCAATGCCGCCCGGCGTCGCCGAGAGAACGTAGATCGTGCCGACGGTCACCGTGGCACCAATGGCGATCTTTCCGGACCGCTGCAAAGTGATCGGCTGGCCGCTGGCGGCCGCGTGCAGTGCCGTGCCGCGCACGGTCTTGATGTTGGCGCCACTGCCGTTTGCATCGCCGAGCTTGAAACGATCATCGGTCGGGTCAAGATAACAGGCCTGACCTGCCGTGATCGATGCGCCTGCCGTGCCTGTGATTTTTTCCGCGTCGGCACCAGCGACGACGCTTGTAGCCGTAATGGTCAAGTCAGCCATGGTCTAAACTCCTGATATTGAGGCTCCGGCACGACACCGGCTCATCCGTATTCACGCGCGCGGATGCGAAGTGGGCATCCGAAGCGCGCAAACAAAAGCTACATCCAGCCGTGTGTGCGGTGCGGATCGAGCAGGTATTTGTAAGCCATCGGCAATGGCGTCAGGTTTTCGCCGGCCGCCTCGCGATTGGCGTAGAGGTGCGCCACGTGCAGCAGGATTGCCTGCTTGATGTCGCCCGGGCATTCGGCCGGGCCTACGACGTAGCGCACGCGTATCGCGTCCGGCGCATCTGCAAGGCTCGGCCACGAGACGCCGTCCTTCAGGCGCACGTGCGGCACGTACTTGTCGGCGACGACATGATAGCCGGAAGCCGCGAACGTGCGCTCGGTGCCGGTGGTGTCCAGATACTTGACAGACGCGACCGAGACGAGCGGCGGTTGCGGCAATGCCAGCCGCGACGCGTCGGGAAAATCTTCGCACACCATGTCCAGCGTGTGGCGCGTGATCGCCCGGCCGAGCGTGCCGCCCGTGCCGTCGATGCCTTCGATGCTGGCTTGCGCCGCGACGATCAGCGCCGTGATCAGCGCGTCATCTTCGGCATGGAAGATGTTGAGATGCCGCTTGGCCTCGGTCAAGCTCACGGCCTGCGTCAAGGCTACGCCGCCATCGGCTTCCGCCACGCGCGAGAGGATGACCGAACCCTGCATGAATTATCCTTTGCGCTTTAGATGCCCGCTTTGCATCCGCGCTTTTTGCTTAGCGCTTTAGATGCCCACTTCGCATCCGCGCTATTTATTCTCCGGTGCCGCGACGCGCGCCTTGCGGCGCGGTGGCGGATCGGCTGATGGCGGGGCATTTGTGTTGGTGCTGGCGGCCGATGCCGCAGCTGACGCGGTCGCCGTGGCGGCGTCGCGGTCCGATCCCGGCCGCTCGCCCCAGCCATTGCGGAGCGCGACGGCGATCACCTCCGGATCGTCGGTAATCTCGCCGACGACGAACTGGCGGGCATGGACGGCGCCGGACGGAACGCACGGGAAGGCTTTGGTGATACGAACGGACATCGATCAAACCTTTCAGAAAGGCCCGGCCCGCACGCGCCCGGGCCGGGACTGGCGTGTCGTCGCCCGGATCAGGCGACGGCCGCCAGATGCGGATGGCCGAGCACGACCGCGACGCCGTAACCGGTAGCCGCGCCGTGTGTGCCGGTGTGATCGGCCTTCATGCGGACATAGCGCTTCTGGCCGAAGTAGCCGACTTTGTAGCTGGCGGCCGCGGCATGGGCGGCGATCAGCGACTTGACGATGCCACCCGCAAGCCACGTTTCCGGGCCGCGCACGTCGGCCGCAGCGACGGCCGTCCAGGCCGAGCCGTCATCCGAATGCTCGGCGATAAACTCGATCTTGTTGCTCTCGTCAAACGTGATGCCGCCGACGCCGATGTCGATCCCGAAGGTCACAGACTGATAGCCGCGGGTATCGACGCTGGCGCCGGTCACGTCGCCCGTGCGGCCGAGCGGGGCGATCGACGGAACGCGCTTGATGGTCGAGTAGAGGTCTCGTGCAGACATGGCTGCCTATCCTTTGCAAAATGCCAAGAGGGATTGGCGCGGACCGGGTGAGGAACCGGCCCGCGCCTGGCGCGGGGGCGCCGGGATCAGGAGGCCGCGAACTTGATTGTCTTGAAGGCCTGGAAGTTCTTCACGCCGCCGCCGACGCGCTTCCTCACATGGAAGACGACCTGCGGATAGGCGAGGTAGGGGTTGCGGAACACCTGGAAGCCGACGCGATCGACGATCTGATAGGCCGTCTTCCAGTCGCCGAAGGCGATGGCGTGGGCGTTCGAGGCGATGTCCGGCATCTCTTCGTCCTCGTCGACGCGGAAGCCATCGAGCGTCGCCGGGATGCCTTTCGACATATCGCCTTCGGACCAGAGATAGTGACCGTCTGATCCGCGCATCGTGCGCACCGATCCGATCGTCGACCGGTTCATCAGCCACGACGCGTTTTGCCGGTGCGCCTTCTTGAGCGCCAACGGAGCGCGCTTGATCACGTCGCCCGGGCCGGTGCTGGCGAACGCGCCGTCGGCACCGGTTGCCAGATAGCCAACCTTGGCCCAGGCCCACGACGCATCGGCGACGAAGTCATAGCCGAGGAAGCCGCGCGGTTTCTTGTCGCCGTCGCCCGAGACGAAGGCTGCGCCTTCGCCTTGCGCGATTTCCTCGACGGCTTCCTCGGAGACAAGCATCTCCGGATCGATGGCGCTATCCTCGAGCGCTTCCAGCGAGACGCGCGGCTCGGAGAGAGCCGTCATGGCCGGGAAGTCCAGCTCGGCATAGCGGGCGGTCGCGTCTTCCGACGTTGCCGTCTTCTCGCCGACCCATCGCATGGCCGCGCCGCCAATCTTGGCGTAGCGCTTGAACGAGGCGGACGAGATGGTGCGCACCGACGCGAGTTCGCGCATCGGGCTGTAGCGCTTCAGCAGGGCCTCGAGCGGGCCGGTGTCGTGCTCCGGCTGCACGAAGAACCCGCCTTCCGGGCCGACGCTGGCGTTGAAGTCCTTGGTGTCCAGCTTGATCACTGCGTCTTGGATCTGCTTGAAGCTGCGGCCCTGATATGTTGTTTCGCCGGTGCGCATGTAGTGATCGAGCGACTTGCGATAGAGCGCGAACGCGGCGTTCTTCATGGCCGCGGGATCGCGCGCCTGCATCTGCGACGGGCCAGCCGGGCGGGCGGCTTTCTTCGCGAGTTCCGCGACCTGTGCCCTGAGATCACGGATCTCGGCGTCCTTCACCGACTGGCGCTCGCCGTCGAGCGCGGCGTTGATGCGGCGGCTCTTGGCCTCGTCGAGCGCATCCGGGCGGCGCTTCTGGCGCTCGGTGGTTTCGCGCAACTCGCGGAGCGCGCGGGCAGTCTGGACGCGGGCGCGCACTTCGGCTGGCGTGCGGTTCGGGCGAGCCTTGGCCGGCGCTGCCGACTTGACGGTCAGATTGGTGATGGCCGTCGTCTGATTGTCGATGGCGCGCGCCAGATCGCCGATAAAGGCGGTTGCGTCGGCGGAGCCGGCGGCGGGCGTGCGCGATTTGATTTCCATCGGCGTGTCGAGCATGTCGAACGCGCGATCCAGCGGCAGTGCGTTGTCGTCGTGCATGAGAAGTCCTCTGTTGGGGATGCGCCTTCGTCGGCGGTCGTCTAGATGACGCGAGACAGCAATTGGTCGATGGCCCGCTGGCGGCGCGCGAGCGCGGCGATGACGGGCTGATACTCACGCGCGGCGGGATCGGTTTTCACAGCCGAGACGCGCGCCGGTTCGCACGCCGGGAAGGTCACCACCGACACTTCCCAGAGATTGACCTTGTGCAGCATCCGGATTTCAGAGCGCGCCGTCGGCGCGGTCCAGCCGTACTTTTCGAGCGCATCGTCCGGATGCAGGAAACTGCTTTCGGCAACTTCGAAGCCAATCGACAACCCGTCGATGGCGCCGGCTTTCATGAGGGCATGGGCTTCGCGGGCGCGGGCGACGTCGAGGATTAAGCGACCTTTCATCCATAGGCCACGATCGTCTTCGGCCATTTCGGTCCACACGCCGATCGGCTCGTTGGCATCGTGCTGCCAGAGCAGCTTCGGCGCGCTGCTGGCCTTGGTGTGCGCGGCGATCGTGTCGGCGTAGGCACCCGGCATGACGACATCGCCGACGCTATCGACCACCTTGAAGATCGAGCCGTAGCCCTCGAACGTGCCATCGTCGGCCAACGCCTTGGCCGCGATGCGGACCGGTGCGCGCTTGCGCTCGACGGAGGATGGACGATTAGCGCTGGCGGTGGTCATGCGCGGATCTCGTCGTACCAGGCTTCGCCGATCCTGTATGCGCTATCGTTGAGTTGGGCATACTCGACGTTTGGATTTGCCTCGAAAAACGCGTTCAAGTCGCGCATCTTTGGCGCAAACGTCGTCATGACCGCGCTTGCAATCTCGTCGCCCGCTGCATTGACGGCCGCGACGAGGCGATCGCGCTCTTGCTCGGCGTCAGCGTCGGCCTTCCATTCGAGCAGGACATGCGTCGCCTTACCGTCCGTCATGTCGATCGCGCGCAGATCGGCGATGTACCCGCCAGACGGCGATTCTGATGTCCATGACGTCTCGGCGATCATCGGCACGATCTGCTCGGCGAGGGTGTAGGTATCGAACCCTTCCTGCGCGTCGAACTCCACGACGGCCGATTGCCGGATGTGGCGGGTGACGACGGCGCGGAACCGGCGCACCTCCGGCGCCACCGTCGCGACGTTCATGGCCGCAGGAACCGTTGCAGGAGCGCCGACAATGCCAGCCTTTTCTTGGGGGACACGCGGTCTCATGAGTTCAAACATCAGCTGCGGCTCCATCGCGGGGTTTCGGGGATGCGGGTTTGTCGGTCGGTTTCGACGCCAAGGGCGCTGGCGCGAGGCCCGTGTTGTTCATCGGCAGCTGGACGCGGTCCATCGCTGGATCGTCGATCGGGTCCATGTCTTCCAGTTCGCGGACCTCGTTCGGCGTCATGTGCACGGTCACGCTTGTCTTGTAGGCATTGACGCGATCGAGCAGCGTGCCGCGCGCCAGGGCGTTGACGTTGATTTTCAAGAACAGGTCGCTGTCCCGGCCGATGATGTCACGTTGCGCGGTCTGCTCGAGCCTTGTCACCCAGGTCATGATGGTGTGCTGGATGTGGGCAAGGCCGGTCTGCTCGATCGAGGCGTAGCTCTGCGACGACGATTGCCGCATGATGGCCCACGGGTGCACGCGGAAAAACCGGCAGATCTCTTCGATCTGAAACTCGCGGTTTTCGATGACCTGGCTATCGGCGGCCGTGGTGCTGATCGATTTGAAATCGAAGTCGAGATCGAGCACGGCCGTGCCGCCCGACCCACCCGGACCGTAGGCCGCCTGCCAGGCGCGGCGGATTTCTTCCTTTTGCGTCGCCTGCAACGCGCCTTTCGAGACGAGGATGCCGGACGGCCGTGCATCGCCGGCGTGAAAGCGTGTCTGCGCCGCTTCGAGCTTGGCCGCCAGATCGACGGCCGAATGCGCAAGCGAGCGGATATCGGCGCCGGCGAGCGGCGACGCCATCGGGCCATTCAACGTCCATATGAACTCCGGCCCGACGCGCTCTTCGCCGGCGCCATACCCGGTGATGACGTAGGAAACGCCCCAATCCTCGGTTTGCTCGCGGCGGCACGTGTTCGGCAGAAGGGGAAGGATTTCGAGGATCGGCCCTTTCGGATCGTCGTTGGCGCGAGTGAGCCGCGCGAATGCCTGGCCGCGAAGGGCGGCCTGCGCCACCATGTATTCGATCAGCTCCTGGCCGGTCATCCAGTCGTTCGGCGCGACCGTCAGAAGGTTATAGAGCGTGCTGTCGACGGCTTTTGTCGTCGACATGCGGCCATCAGTGCGCTTGATGTAGCGGAAGACGTGGCGCGGGAGTTTCGCGGTATCTTCGGCGATGACGCGGATGCAGGCGAACACTGTGCCGACGCGCAATGTGGCTTCGGCTTGCGATAGGCCGGGGATGCCGACGCCATCGGCTGACAAGCGTTGCAACCACTCGTCCGTGCTCCACGACGACGGCTGCGCCGACTGCACGGCTTTGCCTTGGGCGACGGGCATGACCTCGCTGCCGTCCAGCCACGGCGTGGAGGCCAGCTCCAGCGCGTCGGCCGGCGTCGCGGCGCCGTATGTGGAGAGATAGCGCAAGGTTAGGCGGCCGGTTCCATCTCGGCCAGCATGCGCCGGACGGCCGCGTCATAGATGCGCGTCAGTTCGTCGATGTCGCTGATCTCGGGGTTTTCCGTGGCGATGAAGCCGGCGACGATCTCCATCTCGTCCGGTTCGAGTTCGCCGCCAAGCTCGGCGCCTTGCAGCGCGGCGACGACGTTCTCCGGCGTCGAAAGATCGAAGGGCTCGGCTGCGGGGTCGTCGGTGGATTTGTCGGCATCGCGATCAGCGATCATGCGGTTGGCATCGTCGATCACACGCTGAGCGTAGTGAGCGTACCCTTCCATGCTGTTGAGGGTTACTCTGTACCGAGGATCATCGGCTGCGGCTTCCGCGACTACGTCTGCGTCGATTGATGACGCGTTCATCTGATCGTTCAGTTGCCCTGCCTTGTCGATTGCCTGCTCCGGCGTGATTTCGCCGTTGGTCATTTGCTCTTCGACATACTCAAGAGCCGCGACAAGTTCGTCGACGACGGTTTCGATCTCGGATGCCGTCAACGATTTGACGTGAGCCGGCGATCGGTGTGCGCGTGCGGTCATCGGTGTGCCTTTCTTGGGACGATGCGTCATGCTTTTGCCGGCCGATACGACGGCGAGCCGGTCTTGCAATTCTTCAATGGTGCCGGACAGAAAGTCGGCTTCGATCGTCGGGTCTTCGATCATGCCGACGTCGTCGTTGAGCGCGTCGATATCGCTAAACGCATGATGCGCCGCATCGACCGCCGATTGCGCCGCTGCCAACGCCGCCTCGGTGTCATTTTGCAATTGCGCCAGCGCCACGGCTGCCTCGCTCAACAGCGTTTGCAGGACTTGCGCTTGATTGAGCTGGTCAGCGACTTCCGCTGCCGTCTCGCCAAATTCTTCGAACGTATAGCCCGTGAAGTTGGTTTCGCTATCGGCGATCCGCTCCGCAACCATCGACGAGACGGCGTCGTAACGGGCACGCAACGCCGCAGCGCTCGTGGTCATGGCGTTCGGCGTTGACATGCGATCCTCAAATGATCAGAAGCCCGGACGTGGCCGTGTAGCTTTGCGGCGGGGGCGGTTCGCCGAGCGTCATC